ACACACGAGGTAAAATTAAATAAGCATGTACAAGAGTTGGCTAGGCTGCGTGAGAAGTCTCTATCTGAGAAGTCTTATTCTGCTGCTGTTAATGCTGAGCGGTTGCGAGGGCAGGCTGCCGGATTGTACATCGATAGAAAAGAAATCAGAACAGGTTCTATTGACTCTATGTCTAGAGAAGACGTTTTGAAACAATTAAAAGAGTTAGGATTAACAGGTGAATTTAAAAAAGAAGGAAATAAAACTGTCCTTTCGGTCGAAGAGAAATCCGATAGCGAAGGACCTAAAGACATCACCCCAGTGGAGCCAGAAGGTGATAAAGAACAAAAAGAAGTATGACCGTAAAGACGGAAACAAATTTTTGGAAGAGTGTAAAGACATTATTAGAAGGTGGTGATTATATTGTTTCACGCCTTGAAAGTTATGTTACACCAGGATTCCCAGATTGCTTAGTATATCATAAAGATACAGGTTTCTTTACAGTTGAATTGAAAGTGCTGGGAAGTAATAATAAAGTTACGCTATCACCCTTCCAAATTGCATGGAATATGCGTCATGCGTTAGCAGGAGCACAGTCATATATCTTAGTAAACCTCCCCCTCAAGGGCGAGGTTAAATTGTTTCACGGGTGTAAAACAAAGGATTTAGGCGCAAATCACGTATTTAATGTGCCCGGGGTGTACGAGGGAAGGCTCGTGGACCTCGATTTTAGGTCTATTGTCCAAAACTCCCAAACTCCTGCATAAACCCTTAAACCCTAATTGGTCCGCGGACCGTGGCGCTGGAACGCACCGGGCGCGCGCGCAGAGTTTCCTGACAAGTTCAAACTCCTAAACTCCCAGAAAACAGCCAAAAACCCTAATTAGTTCGAGATGCGTGGATCTCTCTTCCCGGGCCCTGGCTGCAACCAGCGTACCAGTCGGGTAGATGTTCTAGTTCCGTGAAGTTTAGAAAGTTATCCACAACTAATTGGAAAGAGCTGTTGAATTTGTTGATTGGAAATGTTATATTATATATGTAGTAATCGAGAGTCTAAGTACTAGGGAGATATCCTATTGGCACAGCTTCACTGTAAGGAGTACATTCACCACTAGCAGGGGAGATTACTACACATAACTAGAAATAGAAAAGGAGTAAATTATGGTAGTAGACGAACAAGTAAGCACAGCACTTAATAGAATTGCTGACGCAATAGAAGAAAACAATGATGTATTAACTAGAATTGCGAATCATTATGATGGGGTTGTTCCTGTTATGACACGCAATGCTAAAAGAGTAGAGGAAGCACATGAAAAAGCTGAATCAAGTTTCTTAGGTAATCTATTTGGAGAGCCAGAAACAACGAACTAAAACTCCAAAACTCCCATAGGTTATCTATAACCCCTTAGTTGTGGATAACCTGTGGATAAAGTGGCCGGGCGCGCTGCGCGCGAATCAAACTCCCAAACTCCCAAGAATGGCTGAAAACCCTAATTTATTGGAGGGTATTTTAGAATTTGTTCCCCGGCGCGCGATCCCGTTAACCTTCGGTATAAAAGGTAAGTTTTCTGCGAATTTTATTGCCCGGGCTCTTGACTTCAGGATCCAGGAAGCGTATATAATAAGAAGAGGTAGGGGAAAGAGAAAGAAGAAATGGCACATTTACTAGGTTTTTTGATCATCATCAGTTTTAAACTGGCAGCTGGAGCTGCAATTGTATGGCTGCTGATGCAGCTGCTGGGGTGAGCTGCAGGATGACGCAAACTCCCAAGCTCCTTGAATACCGCAAAACTGCTAATAATGGTTGGGCATGTCTCTGACGCACCGGGCGCGCCGGGCATGAAAGTTGCGAGAGTGTCAATACTTGGAAAGTTATCCACAAGAAATGTGAAAGAGGGGTTGAGATGGATTACATTTGATGATATAATGATGACAGTTAGACGGAGAAGTCGTAAGACGAGGTATCTCTAACAAGTTAGTTTCCTTGTATATACACACACTAACTAATGAGGCAAGATAAACGGAGTTATTCGGCTCTTGCCTTACAAATTTCGAGGGGCAATGGTGTTGAACTAACCATTCAACTGCCCCTCAAAACTCCCCAAACTCCTAAATCGCCACTATTCAGCTTTATAATATTGATTCATTCGCCCGGGCCCGCACGGGCACTTCAGGGTTCTGATGTCAAGGCGTAAAAAAAGGGCGACTATCGGAAGATTATCGCCCTCTTATAACTATGTGGATAGGTTTACATAGTTAAACCCATTCGTTTCAAGATGTATCCAACATCTCCTTGCAGTCTTTTAATCAAGTCAAGTCTAGCCTCCTTGTCTTCTGCTACCCACTCAACGAGTGAGTTCATTAGTACACCACTAATTAGCTTCCAATCCATGCTGTCTTTTGCAGGAACTTTGCTAATCAGTTGTTCTAAATCACCAACACTTGCTTGGTCTTTAGAGTATTCTATTACCTCTTTCATTACAGGGGTAATATCAACATTGTTGATTGATTGTGTTTTAATTAATTCGTTTGGCATAATTACCTATCCTTTCTATTTCTAGTTCATTGGTATCATAGTTATTTATTATTGTCTTGTTGTATTTGTGCAACACTGTGGATAACCTGTGGATAACTCGTGCCCGGGCTCTTATTGCGGCTCGCTTCGCTCGCCGCCCGGTCTCGACCTCCCAAACGGAGGGGGCACCCCCCCTTTTTCGCTTACCTCCTCTGAAAAAACCCGAAGGCAAGTCTGAGAGTGACAATCACGTATAAAAACGTTATAAGGTACCCTACTCAAAAAATTTTTAAAAAATGGAAAATGTTTCTAATTTAGAATCCTTAGACACGAATACGCTGAAGTTGATTCTTAAAAACGCATTGGAAGAAAAGCGTGAGGCCTCACAAAAAGATTTTTTAAAATTTGTTAAAACTGTTTGGCCAGAATTTGTTGAAGGAAAGCATCACAAAATTTATGCAGAAAAACTAAATCGTATTGCGAACGGTGAGCTTAAAAGACTTATTGTTAACATGCCACCAAGACATACAAAATCAGAATTTGCGTCGCATTTATTTCCGGCGTTTTTTATGGGTAGACATCCTACGGCTAAGTTAATACAGACTACGCACACAGGGGAACTTGCTATTCGATTTGGTCGTAAAGCAAAGAACCTTATTGAATCAGAAGAATACAATTCGGTCTTTCCGCACGTTACATTAGCAGCCGATTCAAAAGCTGCTGGGCGTTGGGAGTCTAATCATAAAGGCGAGTACTTTGCTGCTGGTGTAGGTGGAGCAATTACAGGACGTGGTGCAGATTTATTAATTATTGATGATCCACATTCCGAGCAAGACGCTCTTTCACCCTCGGTCCTAGAGTCACATTACGAGTGGTATACTTCCGGTCCACGTCAGCGTTTACAACCTGGAGGTGCTATTGTAATTGTAATGACAAGATGGTCTATTAAAGATCTAACCGGTAAGCTGCTCGAGGCCCAAGGCAAAGATGACATGACGGATAAGTGGGAAGTTGTAGAGTTTCCTGCCATCATTAATGATAAACCTATGTGGGGTAATTTTTGGTCCATGAAAGGTTTACTTGGTGTCAAGGCATCTATTCCTCTTACTAAATGGAATGCACAATGGATGCAAGCACCTACCTCCGAGGAAGGTGCACTTATAAAACGTGAGTGGTGGCAAACATGGGAAACAGAAAAAATTCCAGACCTAGAATTTATTATACAATCATATGATACTGCATTTAGTGCAAAAGAAACAGCAGACTACTCGGCTATTACAACGTGGGGTGTATTCGACCCTGATAATGGAAAAGGAAAAGCATTAATATTATTGGATGCCAAAAAAGACCGATGGAATTTTCCTGAGCTTAAAAAGGAAGCAATGGAGCAATATAAATACTGGGACCCAGAAATGGTAATCATAGAAGCAAAGGCATCTGGCATGCCCCTCACTCATGAGTTGCAAAAGATGGGGATCCCTGTTATAAACTTTACACCCTCTAAAGGAAATGATAAACATTCGAGGGTAAACAGCGTGGCACCGCTTTTTGAAGCGGGAGCCGTATGGGCGCCCAAAAAAACGTTCGCTGAAGAAGTTATCGAGGAATGTGCAGCATTCCCATTTGGCGACAATGATGATTACGTGGATTCTACCACGCAAGCCTTGATGAAATATAGACAAGGATACCATGTCATGTTAAAAGATGATTATGAAGATGAACCTGGTGTGAAAACCGAGGGGAGGGTTTATTACTAATGGCAACAGATGAAGAATTAACAGATATATGGATGGACGCTATTGACGCGCCACGTACTGATAATCGACTAGGAAGTTTAGAAGATTCCATTTTGCGTAAATGGGGACAGCCTTATAAAGGTGATCAATTCTTCGGATCTTCTTATCGTTTTGAAGATAAAAATTTTGATGGTAAAATAACACGCGAAGATTTCATTGATATTAATAATGATGGTAAAATAGATAAAGAAGATCTATACGCTCAGCGATTACCACTTGATGCCGAAGGAGAAGGATTTTATTATCCTGGTACTGATTACATGCGTGCGTGGGAACAATTTTATCATGATAATCCAGAATGGGCAAATACTCCTCTTGATCAACTTCCTGGTATATCACCAGTTTTTGATCATGACCCTGTTGATGGACCAAAGCTTAAATTTGGGTCATTTCCTTATCTAAAACCTCCTACAGAAGAATCTTCTGGGTACGCGATAAAAGGTGATGCAGCACAATTAATAGATGATATAGATTTTACAACAGATAAAAGACAAAACCGCGTTGGGTGGGATACACTTACAGATTATATTCCAGGATTAGCATTAGATACAGCTGATACGGCGTGGCAATGGATGCAGATGCCTCCAAAAGTATTTAATGAAATGTTACAGTTAGATCCAATGGGTGCATTGGATGCAACACTAGGACCTTATTCAGGTGAAGATAGAACATTAAGTTTTAAAGATTATTGGGATTATGATAAATCATTAGATCCTCAATGGAATACACCTGATTATTTAAAATTTTTAATGGGTGATTATATTGATACATCAGATGTTGTAGAAAATACAGTTGGAACAGCAGGAGGAATTTGGAGCACTAAAAAAGCATTAGATCTTATAAATAAAACGAAGATAGGAAGAATGTTGTTACAAAATACAATTCCATACACAAATGAGTTTATTAGAGAAATAAAATTAACAGATCCAAGAAGTTGGCTTAAAGCTGGAAATCCTTTTAAAGTAAGAACACCTGCTCAAATAGCAGGTAAAGAAGGTATAATGAGTTCATTAATTAAAAATTTAACAAACTTTAAAAATCCTCCAACAATTCCAGTATGGTTACGTAATTTTGGTGGCTCTTTAGCAATGAAATCCCTAGTAGCACCGGCTCTAGCGGAAGATGTATTTCTTGGACAAGATCAAGGATATTTTCCTAGTACAATAGATATGGTTGTTCCTCAGTTTCTTCAAAATCAAGCTACAGAATGGGAAAACGATTTAAATCAAAATAATATAAGTCCTGCTTATCCAGGCGTAAATAAAGACCCAGGACCTAGAAATAATTACCAAGGACTATAAATGTCTGCATCATTTCTTAAGATATTAAGTAAATTTGCTGGAAAAAATCTTACAAAAGATGAATCCACTAAGATAATTAAAACCGCCAAGTCCTTCTTCAAAGATGAAAAAAATCTTGGTAAATCACAATTAGATCTTCTTGCACATCTTGAAACAAAATATAAAATCCCTTTTTTAAGACCAGAAGGTAAATTAAGTCGGGGTAAAATAATGCCTGCGGCTAATCGTGTTACTATTGACGGAGAGCGATATTCAGCTAATGATCTATTAAAAAAAATTTTTACTTCAAGTCAACTTAAAAAAATTGACAGCGAGGGATTTTCTGCCGCTAAGAAACTGCAGTGGGAAAAAGGCGTCCTTGGAGGCGAAGAGTATATAGGTAAATTAAGTACAGCCCAAAAAGATCAAATAAACATAGCTCTTAAAACAAAGAATCCTACTACTGGTGAAATGGGGTATCATAAAAATCCCGTTATTCAGAATATTGTTGATTTTATAAATGCAGGAGGAGAATCGCAATCCCTTTCTACTTACGCTAGATTGCAAGAAAGATTTGCAAAAGATTTTGGAAAAGGATCTC